TACTATTCCTGGGCGCTGGCCCCCTGCTTTTTTGTCTAATCGCCGCAGCATATCCGGCAAAATCCCGCCCACGGAAGTGGGCGGGAAACCCGGACAGAGAAAGAAAACCCGTGAGGTGAAAGAATGTCAGTTCTGAAAGAAAAGCGGACCGTGAGCAAAGCGGAGTATGTGAACACCGCAAACCAGATTTATGTGGAAACGGTGGGCTTTTTGACGCGGCTTTCCGCCCGTTATTCCCGGCTGATTGCAGAGGGCACCGCGCAGCTGGCCGGTGAGGTCATGGACCACACCGAAAAGGCCAACAAAATATACCCGTCGGACGAACAGCGCAAAGCCCAGCGCAAGGCGCATTTGCTGGAGGCGCTGGCCTCCCTCTCTGCGCTGGACGTGCGCCTGACCCATGCCTATCTGGTTATGTACCAGAACCCGCAAGGGTGCTTTACGGCGCCCAGCGGAAAAACGGTCCCACCCAAGGAGGCCATGGACAAGCTGGACCGCATGGCGCAGAGCCTGGGCGAACTGATAGACCGGGAGGACACCCTGCTGCGGAATATCCTGGAGAGCGACAGGAAGCGGAAATAAGTCATTTTTATGGGTGTATCTTTGAAAACGCGCCGGGAGGCAGGGCGGCTTTTCCCTCTGACGGCGGCCAATGCGTGGTGCCGTTCCGTCAATTCGGGCAACAACAACAATTTCTGCCTTGTCAACACCGACGGCAGCGCCAACAATAACAACGCCAACAATTCCTGGGCGCTGGCCCCCTGATTTTGCATAACTGGGTCAAATGCAGTAACGAACGTGAACCGGACCCATGTAAAAGGAAAGATACTTCCCTGGCGAAAGCCTGAAACTGCCCGCTGATGATCCCGCGCGGACGCTGCTTGCATGGCGGGGGTATTGTGCTAACCCCGTTTCATGCGCTGGATCGAAGCAGTTTAGACGCACACCAACACCACAACTGTACGGAGGGCGAATACTTTTCTATGACAAGCGAACAGCGCCGCGAGGCGCGTTACAGACGCCGCCAGACAAGGCGGCAGGCAAAGCGAAAGGCCCACAGCGACGCCCTGGGGCCGATTGAGGAAGTTTTCAGTTACCGCGCCATGTTTTTCTATGGCCGGAAATGCTGCAACGGCGTGAGGTGGAAAGCCAGCACACAGCGGTTTGAAATGCACCTGTTTTCCGGCACCGCCAAGCGCCGGCGCAAGATCCTGAATGGAACATGGAAGCCAGGCAAAACCGCCCATTTCACCCTGAAAGAACGGGGCAAGGTTCGACCAATAGACGCGCCGCACATTGAGGATCGGCAGGTTTATAAGGTTCTGACCAAAAAGGTGCTGGTGCCGCTGTATGTGCCCAGTATGATCTACGACAACAAAGCCAGCCAGAAAGGCGGCGGCCTGCATTTCCATTACAGACGCCTGGCCAAGCACCTGCGGGACCATTACCGCAAGCATGGCCTGGAGGGTGCCCTGTTCCTGATGGATTTTCACCACTTTTTCCCGGACGCGCCCCACGCGCTGCTGTATGAGCGGCACCGGGGCATGATCCTAAACCCGGACCTGCGGCAGTTGGCCGATCTGGTGGTGGCAGCTGTGCCGGGCGGCGTGGGTATGCCGCTGGGCGTGGAGCCAAGCCAGCAGGAAATGGTGGCGCTGCCGTCCTCCCTGGACAACCGGATCAAAGCCCAGCTTTCGATCCATGGCGCTGCCCATTACATGGACGACTATTACACCATTCTGCCGTCGAAGCAGGCGGCGGAGGTGACCGCGGCGGACGTGATCGGCCATGCGGAGGCCATGGGCCTGCAGGTCAACGCCGGAAAGTCAAAGGTGGTTCCGTTCTCCAGACCGTTCCGGTTCTGCAAAGCAAAGTTTCAGGTGACAGACACCGGCGCCGTGAAGATCCACGGCTGCCGGGACGGCATGAAGCGGGCACGGCGGAAACTGCGGCTTTTCCAGGCGCGTGTGGCCAGCGGTGAAATGACGGTGAAGCAGGTGGCCCAATGGCTGCAAACACCGATTTCCTACTATGAGAACTTCAACGATCACGGCAGGGTGCTGAAACTGCGGCGGCTATTTTATGCGATTTTCAAAACGGAGGTGTAAACCATGTTCAAGATCACAAAAGACGGGGCGACCGTGGCCATGACCGAGGCCCCCAACTACATCAAGCAGGCGGAAAACGGCTGTTTCGTGCTGTGCCCGGAGGCGGAGGCCACGGGGATCGCGCACAACGGCACCGTTTACCACCTCCTGGGACGCCCTGACATGGCGGGGGCAGAAATCACGGTCATGCTGGAAGAAACGGACGCGGGAGCGGAGATCCAGGCGGCCAGCGTCAGCGCGACGGAAAACGCCAAACTATCCGGGCAACTGTCAGCGGCGGCAAGAATGTATGTGCAGGCGGCCACGGACGTGCCGGACGAAACGGCGCTGGAAATGCCGGATCTGTTCAAGACCTGGGCGGAGATTTTAGAAGCAGGAAAGACTGTCCCGAAAGATACGATTATAAACGACGGCGGAACCCTTTACCGTGTCGTGCCATCGGAGGGCGTTCTGCCCATGGAACACCAGCCGCCACACGGTGAGGGTATGCTGGCGGTGTACCGACCCATTGACAAAGCCCATACAGGCACACAGGAGGATCCGATCCCGTGGGTGTATGGAATGGACTGCACCGCCGACCTGTATTACTCCTATAACGGCGTCGTGTATCTGTGCAAAGCCGACATGAAACCGTGCGTATGGGCACCCGGAACCGCTGGCCTGTGGCAGTGGGAGGCGGTGACCTAAAGAATGGGAACTGCCTACATCGTAAGAAAAAGAGCGCGGTTTGTGAGTATCAACGGCCCCGTAAACCTCCGGTATGGTACGCCTGTGGACGCTGTGGACGGGTTTCTGGTACATAATGGCCGCCCATTGTGCGCGGTCACCAGCGAGAGCGCACACCGCTATTTTGCACGAAATGACGACGGAAACGGGAAAGCCCGCGGCGCCCTGATCGGCGCCATCACGGCCAAGCTGGAGCGGAAAGACGCCGGCCATCAAATGCGCTGGGATCTCCTGTGGAGCGACCCGGAGGCGCAGAAATTACGCCACCCGGATCATGCGGATTTCTGGCTGTGGGGCCATGCCTTTTTTGAGGCGGACATGGCAGACCTGGAACACGTCGCCGGGCTGATCGGTGCGAGGAGGTGACGCTGCCATGGATTATATGAAGCTGGTGGCGGACCTCTGCCAGATCATTGACCGCCAGAATGAAATCACCAAGGCCATGGCGGTGCAGCTGGGACAGCGCGACGCCCTCCGGTATGAGGAGGAAATGGCGGCGGTTCGGCGGGACTACGATACCGCCATGGGGGAGGTGGATCCGTGCAAAAACTAATTGAAACGCTGTCCACCGTGAGCGTAGGCCAGGCGCTGACTGGCGGCGTCACCGTGGTGGCGCTGGTGTCCGTGTTTATCGAAATTACACCGGTGAAGATCAACCCGGTTTCCAAGTTTCTGGCCTGGCTGGGGCGGAAGATCAACAGCGAAGTGATCGCCAAGGTGGACAGGCTGGAAACCGAGGTGCAGGCCATGAGGAAAGCGGACGGAGAGCAGGAGGCCATAAACTGCCGTTACCGGATCCTACGGTTCGGGGACGAAGTAAAACACGGCACCCGGCACAGTCAGGAACATTTTGAGCAGATCCTGGCCGATATTGACGCCTACGAAATCTATTGCAAGGATCACAAGGATTTCAAGAACAACAAAACCAAAGTGACCACGGAGCGGATCCTGGACGTTTACCGCAAGTGCGTGGAAACGGACGATTTTTTGTAATGGGAGGAAGCCGTGAAAATCTTTATTGTGGCCGCGGCGGCGTGGGCTGCCGGTGCCCTCCTGGGCTATTTCGTGGCCCGGCTGGCGTATAAGCACCTGCGGAAGCGTCTGCGGACGCTGCGGCAGGAACGGAAGCCGCCTAAAAAGAAAATGGGCACCATGGACAGGATCCTGGTTCTGGAAGCGGTTTTCCTGGTGGCGTACACGGTGGCCGATCTGGTGGTTTTCTGGCACACCGGATCCGAGCCTGCCACGCTGACCGGCTGCGTGTTCGGCGTGTGCGGCCTGGAAAACGGCGTCATGGGCTGGATCAAGACCAACAAGGACAAGGCGGCGGAGGCCGTCGGAACGAGCGGGAGCGGCACCCAGCCGCCCCCGGAGGAACCGCCCGCGGGCACCGGCGAACCACCGGACGCGGGCCTGTGAGGAGGTATAAACAAACATGACTGGAAACGAACTGCGCCGAAAGGTGGCGGACATTATCAACGCATGGGACGGAGCAACCAGAGGCAGCGCCAAGCACCTGGAGATCCTGAACATCTACAACAACCACAAGCCGCTGGCAAGAGGTTACCGCGTACAGGTGGGTGACGCCCATTGTGCCACCACGGCCTCCGCGGCGTACATCAAGGCAGGGATCGCGGAGTACACCGGGACGGAGTGCGGCGTGGGAAAGTACGTCGAGATCGCCAAGAAAAAGGGGATCTGGACGGAGAACGACGCATACACCCCCAAGGTGGGCGACGCCTGCGTGTACGACTGGCAGGACGGGGCCAACTACGCCACCACCGACAACACCGGCGCACCGGATCACATTGGCATTGTCACCAAGGTGGGCGGCGGCACCTTTGTGGTCACAGAGGGAAACATGAACGGCGGCAAGGTGGGCAAGCGCACCATGAAAGTGAACGGGCGGTATATCCGCGGTTTCATTACCCCGGACTTTGACATGATCGCCCGGAAACTGGGCGGTACGTCCGGCGGGACGGCGGACAAGCCAACGAAACCGACGGCCCAGGCGGCGGGTACATACACCGTAAAGAGCGGCGACACCCTTTCCCGTATCGCCGCAAAGTACGGCACCACCGTGGCCAAACTGGTGGAGATCAACGGCATTAAAAACCCGAACCTGATCCGTGTGGGCCAGGTCCTCCGCCTGCCCGGCGGAGCCGTCAAGTACACCGTTGTGGCCGGGGACACCCTTTCCCGTATCGCCGCGAAGTACGGCACCACCGTGGCCAAGCTGGCAGCAGACAACGGGATCAAAAATCCGAACCTGATCCATGTGGGCCAGGTTATCACCATCAACAAATAATTTTGCCGGAGGTGCTGGAATGGTTATTATCAAGGCGCTGGCCTGGGTGCTTTCCCTGGCCGCTGTGGTCACCTGGCTGGTGGCCCTGGTACGCTGGGACGGTTCGATCCCCTGTGATCGGAGCCAATGCGAAAGCTGCCCATTTCCGCGGTGCCACGAAAATGGCCAGGACAGCACCGGGCAGGAATGAGAGGTAAAAATGGAACAGACTATTATCCGCCTGGCCATTGGCCTGGTTCTTCTGGTGGCTGTCAACGTCGTGCTGGGCAGCCTGAACGCCCTTTTTGACGGGACTTTCGACCGTATCAAATGCCGGAACGGCGTCATTAAGGGGATCATTATTGCCGCCTGTTTCGTCGCTTTCTATGTAGCGGGACGCCTGAACCCCGATATTGTGGCAATCGACATTGACGGCGAAACGGTCAACGTGGCAACAGCCGCCAACCTGGCCATGGTGACGGCCTATGTGCTGTATGCGAAAGACGTTTTTTCCAAGCTGTCCAAGCTGGTTTTGAGCAAAACGAGCGGGACGCCGGAGCAGACCGGCGGAACCACGCCGCCCGCATTGGAGGAACCGGCGGACGCGGCGGAGGCCACCGCAGCAGAATAAAAAAGGAACCCCGGCGCCGCCCTGGCGTCGGGGTTCTTCTGCGGGTCACCTACTGGCAGGCATGGCCCGCATGACTGTTTTTCTGCTGTATTCATCGGTGAGGACTAACACCACACCGCGCCGCCCGTCAGCCAGCGGGACCGTGACCGCCTCCAGCGTAACCGCCGGGGAAACTTTCGCTTGCTTTTCCATTCTCATTTCCTCCCGTTGAATAGTTTACGGAACAGCCGTCGGAGCGGGACAAAAACCGCCACAAACACGGCCAGCAGGATCAAGTATTTCATGGTAAACCCTCCCTATTGACATTTTGATGGATTTCTTTTATATTTGGGGTGCGGAGGTTCGGGCCTCCGCACCCCTGGCCTTTACCAGTTCAGCAGTTTTTGAACCGCCAGAACGATAAGGCCGGAGATTGTGCCTGCCAGAATGTCAGCTGCTAACTGTTTTCTGGCCTGCGCCGTCGGTCTACGCCGACGGCGTTTTTTCTTTGCCATATCAACCACCCCCTTTCTGATTATTATTATATACTTGCGTAAGACAAAAAGCAAGACGGAATACTGCACAAATATACTTGCGTGAGTTTGTATATATTATATACTTGCGTAAGTTGAAATAATCTGATACAATACAGAAAAAGGAGGCGATCCCATGGAAAAGAAAACAGGGACGGCGGCGACCAAGGCAAAGAACAAGTATAACGCCGCGAATTATGAGCGTCTTTACCCGTTTGTGAAGAAAGGGAAAAAAGAGAGATACCAGAAAGCGGCGGAAGCTGCTGGGTTCAGCCTTAACGAGTTCATGGAAAAGGCTATGGACAGCCTGGCGGCGGAGATCCTGGGAGAATAAAAAGCATAAGCCCCCGACGCACACAGCGCCGGGGGCGTTTCGGCGTTTGCCCTCCAGAGTGTTCAATATTTTTCGGTGCTGATTATTAACACGGGTTCGTGGAAACCTATGTGTTAATATCAAGAAAACTGCTGAACATTACCACGCGCCTGGAGGGCTGCCCATGAAAGCGTATGATTTCCACGGGAAAAGAAATATATGCGGTGACCGGATCCGGGAGGCCCGCCTGCGGGCGCGGCTGTCACAGTCTGATCTCTGCCGGCGTCTGCAACTGGCTGGTGTCATTGTGGAGCGGGACGTGATAAGCAGGATCGAAAACGGCGGCAGGTTTGTGGCTGACTTTGAGGTGGTGGTGATCGCGGACGTTCTGGAGGTTTCCGTGGACTGGCTGCTGGGCAAAGAATAGGACGGCGTGGAGTGCTGTATGCACCGCGCCGTCCATATTTTTTTGAAAGTGAGGGCACGGGCATGAAAGGATATAAGCACCTGACGGAGTTTGACCGGAACAAGATCGCCAGAATGAGAAAAGAGGGCGCCACCATGCGCGAGATCGGCGCGGCCCTGCACGTCAGCGCCGCCACCGTCTGCCGCGAGATCAAACGCGGGACATACACCTACATGAACGCGGATTATATCGAAGTGACCGAGTACATACCGGAGCGGTCACAAGCCCGCTACCGGGCCAACATGGCGGCCAAGGGCGGCCCCCTGAAAATTGGAAGTGATCGCCGGTACGCCGAAACCCTGGAGGCGCTGATTGCTGACGACAATTACAGCCCGGAGGCAGCCCTGCATGAGATTGAGAACCACCCGGAAAAGTACGGCAGCTTTGAAACGCGGATCTGCCGCCAAACCCTTTATGCCTATATTGACAAGGGAGTTTTTCTCCGCCTGACCAATAAGGCGCTGCCGTTCAAGGGTTCCCGGCGGAAGAAGAAAACCAAGCACGTCCAGCGGGCGAAACAGCAGCCCAAGGGTGAGAGCATAGAAAAGCGCCCGCCGGAGATCGACGGGCGCCAGGAGTTCGGCCACTGGGAAATGGATCTGGTGGTTTCCTGCAGGGGCGGGCATAAGTGCCTCCTGGTGCTGACCGAGCGCGTCACCCGCATGGAGGTGATCCGCCTGATCCGCGATAAATCCGCGGCCAGCGTCGTCCGTGCGCTGGACACCATGGAACGGAAATGGGGCACCCGCTTCCCGCAGGTATTCCAATCTATTACCATGGACAACGGAAGCGAGTTTGCGGACTATATCGGGATCGAACGGTCCGTATATAAACGCTGTGAGAGCAAGCGCACCCGGACATATTACTGTCACCCATACTGCAGTAGTGAGCGAGGAAGCAACGAAAAACAAAACCAGATGATCCGGCGGAAGTTCCCCAAGGGGACAAACTTTGATAAGGTTACCCAAAAAGACGTGGAGGCGGTGGAAAGCTGGCTGAACAGATACCCCCGCCAACTGCTGGGCTGGGCCTCTGCCGGGCAGCTGTTTGAGGGCTATTTGCAGACCGTCTAAAAATATTTTTTCGTTTTGTTACACTTTCCTATTGACATTTGCCAAAAATTTTGGGCCGCCGGAGACGCT